GAGCAACATTTCTTTCGATTTGCTCGTTGAGTTTTGCTTCCATTTCATCAAGTTTATCTACCATGCTCTCGATTACATCATATCTATCTTCAGGGATGGTTACATAATGATCTTCAAAAAGACTCTTCATTCCGGCAAGGAATGATTCAGTCATTTCAGTCTTAAGACCGTGCTCGATAGCGAGTGCATTTTCTTGAATCCACTCGTCAGCAACATACTCAAGGTATGCATCGAGTCTATCGGTCAGAGATTCTTTGATTGTTTGAACCTCTTCTACAAGAGCTGCTTCATAAGCTTCTTGTAAACTTTCTTTGATTTCTGAAACTCTTGTCTTGATAGCAGCTTCAAAAATGGTACGTGCTTTCTCTTGGAACTCCTCCGAAAGCTCTTCGCCAGCAATCAGAGCATTGATATCTTCTTCGATATCAAACTCTTCTTCAACAACTGCTTCCTCTTCGCCACCTTCTTGATCTTCTTCAGCAGCTTCGTCTTCGACATCTGCCTCTTCGACATCTTCCGATTCTGAAACTACTTCTTGATCTTCGTCAACTTCAACTTCCTCTTCACGGACAGCTTTAGCGTTGACAATATCTTTAACTTGCTTGAGGGTTTCGCCAGGAGTCTTCAGCTTTGCTGAATCGTCATCTGGACGATAGTTATCGGGAGTAGGACCGCCAAGATCCTCATAAGGTGCGCCGCCGCTATGCATTGGTTCAGCAGGTGCAGCTCCTTTGGTTACTACGTTTTCCATTTCTTGTAAATTGCTACCAACGGACATTTGTTTGAATTGATTGTTATAATCTATATTTATTTATAAATTAAAGATTTGAAAGAAATTCGTTGAATAAATTCAACTTATGCTCTTCCAGAACTCTTTGATCTACTAGAGTATTGATTCTCTTCATAGTTTTTTGAGCAAGTTCTTCACGAAGAATTCCTCCTTCCCAAACCCACTCTTTTCCTTCCATAATTCCCTGAACAAAAGCATCAGGTGCAGAAGGATCGGCAACGATATCAGCAGCAGTTGCTAACATAAAATCATCGCCAACAACTTTATGACCTTCATTGGTCATTCTGAGTGAACCTACACCACGAGAAGAAACACCAAGAGTTACACCCTCTTTAATTAAAGAAGATGCAATTTTACCCATAGGAGTTTCCAAAAGTTGTGCTTTACCTGTAAAGTTATTTCCATCACGAGTAAGTTCGCAAATCTTATGAGAAACTCTATCTAAATTGATGGTTGGTCCATCAGGATGACCGAGTTCTCCAAGAGCACGACCTTTTAGAATGAAGTTTTCATTGTAGCGGTTTACCTCTTTTTCCATAATAGAAAGAGGATACATTCTACCGTTACGATTCACGCACTCACTTTGGAGAAAAACTCCAGTAATATAATGCTTTTGTTCTGGTCCTTTTCCTTCGGTAATAAATTTTACCTTTTGGACTTCTTCTGTGATAAGTTTCATTTTCTTAGTTTGTAAAACCTACTTTTGTTCCTCTAACTAGAGCACTATCGGCAAAAACACAGTGACTTGCTGTTTTTACAATTTGCTCAACTGATCCTCCAGGCATTGTTATTGATCCAATACCACTTCCACCTTGAGTTTCAACAATAGAAACTACATGAACTGCAGTATCTGTGTTTACTAAACGAACAACAGTTGCCGAACTAAAACTTGTGGCAGCACCAGTTGATGTTGGCAATCTAATTTCATCTGCTAAAATTTTAGTTGTCATTCTTCCTCTTCCTGGGTTTCAGAATCAGTTTCTCCATTGAACATCAAATCAGCAACATAAGGCTTTGCTACTTCGATTCTTTCTGCGGCTTTTGCATATAAAATTGATTTAATTTTATCACTTATATCAGAAGCAGATGCATCTGTAGCAATCAAATCGATAACGTCTTCCATAAAAATAAGATATTAAGTATAACTATAACTATATTTATATTTCAGCTTTCTTGGCGTCTTTTTGAAGTTGAGCGTCAGTTACTGCACCTTGTGTATCTAAGTTTGGTTCGGCAGGAACTTCTCCCATACCCATTACGTCTTGTCCCATTCCAGCCATACCAGATCCCTCTGCCGGAGCTTGCTCCATACCAGGTTGCGGTAATGGTTGACCAGTAATTGGATCTATTGTTGACGGATCAGGAAGAATTCCAGTTTTAATTTCTTCTTCAATTTGTTGATCAATTTCGACCATTTCTCCATCAGTTTGACGAAGAATTTTTGTGCGAACATATTGAACCGAATAATATTTTCCGATATATGGTTCAATAGTTGCCAGTGTACCTAGACGACCGTTAATTAATTCAGTCTCTTTTAACTCAGCAAACTGGTTATCATATAAGAAATCATATTGAATATGATCCTTCATTCTTTCCCAATCTTCTGGAGTTACAATATTTTTAAGAATTAATTGAGTCTTTAAAATATCATTAAAAATTCCAGCAAATCTTTTTCTAAGACGACCAACAAACTTTGAAAATTTAAGTTCATCTCTTAAAATCTCTGAGGATCTTCCTAGATTAAATCCAGTATCTCCAGTAATTCTAGACTCTGGAACATTGAGTGCTCTATAAAGTTTTTTCTGGAAATATTCGATATCTGATAGTTCACCAAGATTTTGACCGCCGGGAAGAGTGGTGATCTCAGTTCCTCTACCACCCTCTCTTCTTGGAAGCCAGAAATCTTCCATCATACTCATAAATTTGCGATCATCACGAACTTCTCCAGTATTTGCATCATAAGCAAGTTTATTTCTATAGCGGGACATTACCTCTTTAAGGTATTGCTCTGCCTTTACTTTTGGGAGATTACCAACATCAATATAGAAAATACGACGCTCTGGTGCTCTTGATAATCTGTAGATAACCAAAGAATCCTCAATCATACGAAGTTGATTGAGTGCTTTAATCGCTTTGTGCATATACGAAAGAACTGTGTTCTTATTTCTATCAACAAGACCAGAGTTGCAATATGCAATTGAATCTTTAGCAATTTTTACGCTTCTACCAGCAGAAGCTCCAGAGATCATTCCTGTTGGGTAGTTTGGTTGAGGAGTATATACAAAATACTCTTCAATTTCTGGTTGTTGGTATTGATTTATAGGATTTTCGTTATTAATCCTAGAAAGATTAACTAAATCTCTTCTATCTTTTTTCTTTTCCTGGCGAACAAATTTAATTTTCATCGGATCGATATACCTCAAATCCTGAATTCCATCTTGAGGATTTTTAATATCGATTACTTTTAAATAATAAATTCTACCATCAATATACCAGTTTCTAAACAGTTCATGGCACTTTTTATCAAAGTCCATGGTCTCTTTGATATATTTAAATTCTTCTCTAATTACCTTTTTAAGTTTATCGCTTACATCCAAGTTTGATAATTCAATCTCCACTGGAGAATCGTAAAGATCACTAACAATTGCCTCGTTTACAATATCTTCTACTGCAGCATCGCACTCTGGATGCAGTGACATCTCACGATATCTTCTGATAAGGTCAAATTCTGTTTTAAAAGTCCCCTCAATATCAACATATTGACCATAAAATCCACTTTGAATATAATATTCAACCCCGTCCTCATTGTTAGCGGGAACGGGGGATATTACTGAGGGAGACTTATTGGAACCATCATCAATTGAAAAACCAAAAAGTTTGGCCATAGTATAATTCTTAACCTGTATTATCTACTATTTAGTTAATGTCCTCACCGCCAGCTTTTGCTGAGGTTCCTCTTACTGCTTCCCACCACTGAACTTGAAGTTCAACTTGGAAATCTTGAATTCCAGTTGCATCATAAGAAAGTTCAATTGCAGTTACTTGAGTTGGGAACACATCATAGAAATGATAAGTTCTAAGGACAGATCCATCACGGTCAAGTTGATAAACAAAAGCATCTGCCTGATAAGCAGCAGGATCAGTAGTACCAGTGTTATCGGAAACTCTGTTAATCGTATTCATCCACTTTTCAAAAGCGGAACGAATTGAGAAGTCAGTGTCGTTGATAACAGTAACAGTCCAACTATCAAACGAACGATCTCCTGCAATTTTTAAAGTTCTTCCACGGAAAGGAACTTCAATAGGAGCAACGTTTGAAGCAGGCATATTTGCTGCTTTTACTAAGAATCTTGCTTTTTCAAGAATGTCATTTAGACCATCAACTTGAAC